CAGGTTCGCCGCGATGGAGTTCGACTTCATCGTGTCGCCGTGGACTTCGGCCGGCGAGCTGGCGGCGACAACGGCGATGATGAACGACACGTCTGGGCGCTGGTCCTACAAGGCCGCATTGTATGGGCACGTGTTCACTGCAAAGCAGGACGCCGCGGCGAACCTGCTGACGTTCGGCAACACGCTGAACGATCCGCACCTGTCCGTGCTGGGGACCTATGGCAGCCCCACACCGGATCACGTCTGGGCAGCCGCTTTCGCTGGCGCCGTCGCGCCGCCGATCAAGGCAGATCCCGCGCGACCGTTGCAGACCATCCCCATCCTTGGGGTGCTTGGCCCGCCCGAGGAAAAGCTGTTCGCGTGGGACAATAACCAGGCGCTCCTGTCCAACGGGATCGCGCTGCCGACGGTCGGCCAGGATGGCAGCGTCGCCATCATGCGCTGCGTCACTACCTACCAGGTCAACCGCTACGGCACGCCCGACCAGTCCTATCTGGACTATGAGACACTGGCGACGGTGGCGGAGATCACCCGGCGGCTGAAGGCGGCGACAACGCAGAAATTCCCGCGCGCCAAGCTGGCGGATGACGGCACACGGTTTGGTCCTGGCCAGCCTGTGGTGACGCCGTCGATCTACAAGGCGGAGATCATCGCCCAGTATCGGCAGATGGAGTTCGACGGCTTGGTCGAGGATGCCGACGCGATGGCTAAAGCCACCATCGTTGAGCGCAACGCACGCGATCCGAGCCGACTCGACGTGCTGTGGGCACCCTACCTGGTCAGCGGCTTGCGTATCGTCGCGCTGCTCAATCAGTTCCGTTTGCTATCCGCCGATGTTGGCTCACCCGTGCCCGCTGCTGTGGCAGCTTAAACGCCAGACTTGTAGAGCGTGGATTGAAGAGTGCTGCGCGAAATTCAGGGGTTACGCCCTGGTGGTGCCCGTGTTGTGGCATCCGATTGGCGTTGCACAAACGACCCAAGGAACGCTCCGAGGGTGAGTTTCGCTAAGTCAAAGAACTGCGGATTCGCGAGCCCCATTATCCCGAGAAGTATAGTAAGGAAGATCGTTGCCAGCGGTAGCCCAGTCAGTCCAATTTTCGTGAAAGTTCCTGTCATGCCCGAAAGGCTGCTTAGTCGAATAAATTGGGTAATTGCTTGCTCATTGCCTGCTGAAATTGCCGGACCAAGAACCGGATAATCCTGCGGAGCAATAACCTGAGTAGTCACCGCGCCCGAAGAGCGTAATAATCTAATTCCCACGATGGTGCATATAATCGCAGCTATCAGGCTGATCGCCGGTGCCAACAGGAAGCTCAGGATACGACCAAAGAAATTATAGATGTCCCGTTGCGAAACAGTAGCGAGTGCCGCCCCCGATGATCCGAGTTCTGGTATTTCGATCACCGGGCCACGCTGACTAATAGTAAAGAGCATATACCCGGTGAGCACGTACAAAACCAAGGCCGTTCCCAGGAATGCCAAACCACCCATCAGAAAGTAGTTTCTGTGGGCAAGCGTAAGTGGCTGCCATGGGACCGTGCGAGGGAGCTCGGGGTGAAACGGTGTCGTAGTTTCGTCCGGATCCATTTTCTACTCCCTCAGAGTCGAAAAGGCCGCTGCCTTCGCCGGCCCATGTGGGGTCAAAGCGCACGGCCGCGCAATATCCGCTGGTTGCCTCCGGCGGAGCGGGGTGCGCTGCTTGTCACACCCGACCTAGGCCAGCTTCGCATCATCTTTCGGAGGAAGGGGCAAGGCAGGAACCCCAATTCGCTCCCCGTGACCGGGCGCTCCCCTTGGCGGCGGTGCAGGAAGCGCTTTAGGCATCGGTATGTCACCAATATCTATGATCAGGTTTTCCAACTCTTCGCCCTCGCGTGGTGCTTTCACCGGCTCGATCCTCTATGAAGGCCAAACAATCTCACGAAATTCCACTCCCCGCCGAAGCAGCACCCCCCATCCATTCCTTTGTTCTCTCATCAGAAATAGTTCGTCGCCGATTGCGCGTGCCATGGCCTGCTGGATGGTCTGCAATTGCCCGAGTCTGACTATTTCCTCTAGAGCGTCCCTCGCTTGCGGAGACAGACGTATCGTTATGCGCATCTCGTGTGCGGGAGCGCGCTCCTTATCCGTCATCTAGCTTTCCTTTCGCTCATCGACGTGCTGACCATCGCAGGGGACAGGTCCCGCGTGAGACGAAAGCACAAGGGAAACCCTCTGAAGTGCCAGAATGAGGCCGTTCCCCCGATCACTGACGCCCACCGAATCGAGAAGTTAGCCGGCACGAAAATCCAGTGCAAACGAACTGGTCCGGCCGTGACCCCGGCAGGCCTGCCACGGAAGGTCGCCGGTCGCAGAGGCCGAGCCTACCTAACATCGAGGAGATCAACCGATGCCAGCTATCCCCACCGTCGGCGGCGTGGCCTATATTTGGGCCGGCGGCCGGCAGCTCCGCGTGCGTGGCGACTTCAAGGTGCAGCCCAACAACTTCCAGTGGGAAGGTGTGGCCGGCCAGGATGGCGTGCATGGTCGCAAGCGCGTGCCCGTCATCCCCACGGTGGAAGCCAACATTTCCGATGACGGCACACTGTCGCTGCAAGACCTGGTGGCGATGGTGGATGAAACGGTCACTGTCGAGCTCGATAACAGCAAGACCTACATCTACCAGCAGGCATGGTATTCCGGCCTCGCACAGCTCGACACCGGTGAGGGGCAGATCGGCGTCAAGTTCGAGGCGCTGACCGCGTATGAGGAACTGGCAGCATGAGCGGCGACAATCAGAACAACAGCGGCATGCATCGGCCGCAGCCGGTTCCCGTGCCACTGTCCAAGCCGATCAAGGCGCATGGTCGCGACACGTCCGAACTGACGTTGCGCCCGCTGACCGGCAAAGACCTTCGCATCTGTGGCGCACCGTTCAAGGTCGGGATGCGCGGCGAGGAAGGCATTGTCGATACGCAAGCGGTGTCCTCGCTGATCTCCGAACTGGCATCGGTGCCGATCAGCAGCGTCGATCAGTTGGCGGGCGTGGACTGGTTCGCGTGCTGGAGCGTCATCCAGGGTTTTTTGGACACGATGAACATGGCCGCCCCCTCGACGGTGATGCCATGCTCGCAGCCTACTTCGACGCAGGTGCCTTCTGGGGCAACATCGAACACGTGATGTCGCTCACGCTGCCCGAGCTACAGCTCTACCTGCAGCATGCCATCCGCATCCGCAACGCAGCAAAGTAGTTCTGACACATGGCGAATGCCGCATTTCAGGTCATCGTCAGCACCGTCGATCGTTCATCGCCGGCGCTGGCGGCGATCAAGCGTCAGCTTGAGGGTCTGTCAAACGAGGCGATGCGCGTGCAAGTCAGGACCGCGCGCCTCGCGGCGTTCCCGGTCGCGCGCATGCGTGGCGCGATCAGCGGCCTATCCGGCGCGTTCTCCAGCTTGCGCGGTCATATCGGCGGCGCATGGTCCGGGCTTACATCGTTGATGCCGCCGCTCGCCGCATTGGGCGCGGGCACGTCGCTCGCTGGTATCTTCGAGGTGGTGCGGCATGTGGCGGAGGCGCGGCATGAGGTCACGCGCATGGCCGAGACAATCGGCATTGCGCCGCCGCAGATGGCGCGGTTGAACTTCGCCGCGCGCATGACGGGCACGAACGTTGAGTCGATGCAGGTCGGCTTGATCAAGCTTAACAAGGTCATGGGCGATACCACGCGCGGCAAGAACAAGGATGCCGCCGCGCTATTCCGACAGATCGGCATATCGACTCAGGAGCTGGCGAGCGGCAACGCGGCAACCATCCTGCCGAAGGTCGCGGCATCGTTTCAGGCGACGCACAGTGCGACCATGCGTGCGGCGATGGCCCAGGCGCTGTTCGGTCGCGGCTGGCGCGAGATGGTGCCGCTGCTGCTGGCCGGTCCCGAGGAAATGAGCGCGTGGATCGCGCAACTGGATCGGCTCGGTTACAAATTCACCCAGGTTGACGATAACAACCTGACTGCGTTCCGCCGCGGCTGGGTTGGCCTGGAAACTGCGGTCGGCGGCTTCACGAACATGCTGGGCGCACGGCTGGCGCCAGTCCTCACGCCGATCATCAATCAGTTTTCCGACTGGATCGCTGTCAACCGCGGGTGGATCGCCAACTGGATCACCGAACACGTCAAGGCGGCGATCGGTTGGCTCCGCGAGCATAAGGAACAGATCAAGGCTGCGATCCGGGTGACGGGCGAATGGATCGACAAGCTGGGCGGGGTCAAGTTTGTGTTGCTCACGCTCGCGGCCGTCATGGTCGGGCCGTTCCTGCTCGGTATCCTATCGTTCACCGCCGCTGTTCTCCGCCTGGCATGGGCGTTCAGCGTGACGCTGATTGCTGCGATCCGCGCGGCAGGCGAGGCGCTGATTGCATTCAACGCGCGTGTAATGACGCTGCCGGTGTTCCGCATCCTCGCTCTCGGGTTGAATCTGGCCGATCTCTATGACAAGGCGAAGGAAGGCACGCCGATCACGCCGAAGAACACGCCGCCTGGCTCGCGCGACTTCCAGCATCTGACGCCGGAGCAGCAAGAGGAAAGCCGGCGGCTGCATCCGCCCGGCAGCGAAGGTTCGGGAAGCTGGTTGCGCGATCAGCTCGGCGACTTCTGGCGTTGGCTGAAGACGCCGCCGGAAGGCACGTCGGCGCCCCGCGAGCGCGGCCGCGCTGGTGGTGGTGGCGACACTGGCGAGGGCGGCCCATTCTTCGGTCCGCAGCTCGTACCGGTGCCAGGCACACGGCCAGGCGGCATCGGCCCGCTGCAAATCCTGCCGGACCTGTATGGTCCGGCAGCGGCGCCGGCGGTGCCAGGCCCGCAAGGCGCGGTTGATGTCAACGTGCGGTTCGCCAATGCCCCGCCGGGCATGCAGGTTGACACGCAAAGCACTGGCCAGGTGCGCGCCCCACGGCCCGAGGTGGGCTACGCGTTCGGCTTCGAGCGGCTTGGCTACGCCTGATGTTCGGTTACATCGCCCTGCCGGTCATCTGGCGCGGCATCGCCTTCCGGTTCGGCAACTATGCGCTGCGCGGCGGGCGCCGCGTCGCCATCCATGAGTTCCCCACGCGTGATGATCCGTTCACCGAGGACCTGGGGCGCCGCATCCGGCAGTATCGGCTCCGTGGCCACGTTATCGGCCCGATGTGGGAAGCCAGCCGGGATGCGTTGATCTCCGCCTGCGAGGACTCCTGCACCGTCGGGACGCTGGTGCATCCGTATCTTGGCCCGTTGCGCGTGCGCTGCATCGACTTCGAGGTGTCGGAGGACAAGGACGCCGGGCAGATCGCCAACTTCGAACTGACCATCGTTGAGGCAGGCGAGGAACCCGGCCCGTCATCGTTCATCAACACCGCGCTCTCGGTGCTGAAACAGGTGGAAAGCGTCATCGCCGAGGTGCAGTCGGCGTTCACGGTCGGCATTGCCATCATCGGCGCGCCGACGGCACTGCTGTCAGCGTTCACCGGCTGGCTCACCGGCCTGGTCGGCTCGCTGACTGCGTTGCCGCTGGCGTCAACCTACAGTCTCGCTTCGCTGTTGCCCGGCATCGTCGGCATGCCGCCGGATCCCGACGCCACGGCAGGCGCGATTCTCGACGTCACGGGCGCCTATTCGCAGGCGTTCGCTGACGGCACGGTTTCGGTGCAAGGCGATCCGTCTGGCGGGCTGGCCGATCTGGCGAATTGGGGCGCTGACATCCTGGCCGCGAACCCTGGCACGTCGCTTCAGGCGGCGAATGCGCGCGCGACGGTGGACCTGGTGCGCGGCGCGGCGGTGGCGGCGCTGGCCGAGCTGTATGCGGGCATGGATTGGGCCAGTGCCGATGCTTCCAGCACGGCGCGCGACCGGCTCGCCGATCTGTTGGACGCGCGCCAGCTCGCCGCGGCGGCAGCGGGGCAGGATGCGCTGTTCGCGGCGTGGCAGGCGCTAGCATCGGTGGTGTTGCAGGACCTGACGCTGCGGGCGCAGCAACTGCCGCAGTTGATCGGGTACGCGCGGCCGAAGCCTCCGGTCGCGCTGGCGCTGGCCTATCGCCTCTATCAGGACGCGACCCGGGCGACCGAGCTGGTCGCGTTGAACGATGCGCCACATCCGCTGTTCATGCCGACCAGCGGCAAAACACTGGCGGCAGGAAGCCATTCGAGGACCATAGTTAGGCGCTGAGTTTCAAGTTCCACCGCGGTGGATATAGTTGCTGAGCTTACCAACGAGTGGAGTATGATGGCGTGAGAAAGAACTACGAATGGAATAGCGCATCTCGATACCGTTTCCGCGCGTCTGCAATCCGGTGAGCAATTTGGGTCAATTTTGCTGGTCGATCGGGATCATCCACAATGAGGTCATTCCGAATTTGGTGGAATTCGTCGTCGTAGAGATAGTGAATGTTATACTTCTCATAGCTTTTTAGCACGGAATCCAGGCCAGCAAGCAGCGCGACAAGGAGCGAAGCGCCCGCTTGCCAGTCCGCAAACTGACTTGTAAAGGGAATAGCCTTTGCCGAGGCAACTATCGAAAGTAAGACAATTAAAATCCTGGTTGTATAGAATACAATTGCCCAGACAGTGGCTCTTCGCTTTGCAAATTGAATCGCTTCGTCCACATCAGCGAGGAGCGTGTCGAAGTGGCTTGGTCTACTAACTGCAGCGGACATTTTTTTGCCTCCCTCAAACCTACCGGGGACCGGATCCAACCGCGACCACTGGGCCGGTTGAGCACGTACTACTCCCTTCACGGAGAGTTCGCGAGAGTATGCGTTGATCCAGGTCAAAGAAGCTCTGGTTACGCTGCTGCGCGACGCGGCCATGTCAGATTTTTTTCATGACTCTGCATCCGAACTTATGCGGTCATTTAAACGCAGAGATGACAACTGGAACCCGTTAGCCAGTGGTGATGAACCCTCAGGAGACCTTCACGCTGACCGTCAACGGCCAGCGGTATGAACGCTGGGAGGAAATCAGGGTCACGCGCGAGATCGATCGCATGTGCACCGACTTCAACATCGCGGTATCCGAACGTTTCCTGGTATCGGCAAGCGATTTCCCGCTGGTGCCGTTTCAGGAATGCACGGTGTCCATCGGCAGCGATCCGGTGCTGACCGGCTACATCGACAACTATCTGCCCGAGGTCGAGGCGGATCGCCATGCGGTGCGGATCACCGGCCGCAGCAAGACCGAGGACATCGTTGATTGCACGCCCGACATCAAAGGCGGGCAGTTCGCCGGCTACAAGCTGGACGCGATCGCCCGTGCCATCGCCAGCCCGTTCAAGGTCGACGTCGTTGTGCAAGCCGATGTCGGCGAGCCGTTCCCCGACGCCACGATTGAGCGGCACGAAACCGGCTTCGCCTTCCTCGAGCGGCTGGCACGGCTGCGGGCCGTCCTGATGACGGATGACGAACAAGGCCGGCTGGTGCTGACCAGGGCGGGCAGCGATCGCGCGCACGATGCGCTGTTGCAGGGACCAGGCGGCAACGTGCAATGGGCATCGGCGGTGCTGTCCGGTGCGCGTCGATTCAGCCACTACAAGGTCAAGGCGCAACAGACGGTGCATGGCACCACGTCGCCGGCGTCGAGCTGGCAGGGTGTCGCGCCGGCGGGCTCGGCAGGTGCGGCGTCGACAGATGAAGGCGAGGAAGACGACTTCGCCGAGGAAGGCGACGCGGTGGCGGGTGATGCACAGATCCCGGTGCAGACCGAGGTCGAAGGCGTCGCGACCGATCCGGGCGTGCCACGCTACCGGCCGCACGTGGTCATGGCGGAAAGCACAGCGGACGGGCCAACGGCGATGCAGCGCGCGGTGTGGCAGGCGAAATACAACGCGGCGCGCGGCACTCTGGCGCGCGTCATCGTGCGCGGCTGGCGGCAGTCGGACGGCTCGCTGTGGCGGCTCAACCAACTGGTCGCGGTCCGCATCCCGTTCCTGTCTCTCGACATGGAGCTGCTGATCGCAGGCGTGAGCTACCAGCTCAACGCGCATCGCGGCCGACACACGGAACTGACCGTCGGGCCAGTGGACGGCTACCAGTCCGATCCCGGCCAGGTGCGCAAGCATCGCGGCCACCACGGCAACCGCCACAAGGGCGGCGCCGGCACGAACTGGGATGGCGTGGAAAAGGCCGGCAGCGACGCGAGCTACACGGTGTAGCGCCCAACCGGGCGACGGCCGCGATCTGGCGAGGCTACAGGCGGCTCCCGTCCCAAGGCGGTGCATTCCGCTCGCGGACCAGGCGGCGAGCGTCTGGCGCGTCCCCAGGCGATCCTATGAGAGAGGAAGAAAACCCGCATGATGGAAGCGGTGCGCGAAGCTGTGCGCC